AGTGTGCGTCCTCGGCGGCCTCCCCCTGTGATCAAATGAGGGGGGGGGCCCGCACCTTTTGATACCGTTTCTTTGACAGGGTCCCAAATACCGCCGGGGGCGAATGCGGCATAGCCGGCGTCACCACCAGGAATACGGTCCCCGTGCGCGGCAGCCCTGTTCATTGCATTCACCATTGCCGGGCCGCCGACCGCTTTCACCCATTCTGGCCGCATGATCGCTTCTCCGCCGGAAAGCGCGAGCCGGCCGCCACCGTCAGGTGATACGAAATGGTAAATGTCGCGGCCCGGAGAGTATCCGGGCAGGACGCCACCTGACGCGTAACCGCCAATCGTGGGCGCCTCGGGAAGACGAAGATCAAGAGAGAGTTTCTCCATCATCCCGTTTACGAGTTTCCGCAGCCCGTTATTGTAGACGGTGCCAATAACGAAATTAACAGGCTTGGCGGCGGCTTCTTTGATTTTGTCCCACGCCGTCCTAACACCATCTTTCATCGTGTTGGCAGCGGCCACGACCCTATCCCAGGCGCTTGTAATTGCGGGAACAAGTGTGTTAGCAATCCAATCTTTAACGATTTGGATTTCGCCTTTCAAAATGTTCCACGCGGAAACGACCATGTTTTTCAGCCAGCTGGTCCACGAAACAACAGTGTTCCAGGCGGCACTGATCGTGGTGGCTGCACCTTGAATTATGGCGACTCCCATAGTGACCGCAGCGATGATGGACGCGAATACAAACGCGATGATTCCGCCCAGAATTTTCGCACCCGTAGAGATTATTTCCCAGGCCACACTAATAACGGGTGCAGCATAAGTTTGAATCCAATTCACCACAGGCTGCATAACGGCCCAAATACCATTCCATGTCGCCGATAGGGAACCCCACATAATAGACGCCGTGTCTTTAATGGCGTTGAATGCTCCGACCACCCACGGCCATGCAATATTGTAGATCCAATCAACGACAGGTTGAATGGTGGCCCAAATACCATTCCACGCCGCTGATATGGTGCCCCAAAGCGACGACGCGGTGTCTTTGATTGTGTTGAATGTGTCGACGACCCAGGGCCACGCCGTGTAGTAAATCCACTCGACCACGGGCTGCATAGCCGCCTGAATCGCGACCCACGCAGCCTGAACCGTACCCCAAAGACTAGACGCCGCATCCTTGATTGTATTGAATGTGTCGACCACCCAAGGCCAAGCGGTATTGTAAATCCACTCGACTACCGGCTGCATAGCCGCCTGAATCGCGGCCCACGCAATCTGAATATCACCCCACATGTTAGTAGCCGCATCTTTAATAGCGTTAAATGCGCCAACAACCCAAGGCCAGACTGTATTGTAAATCCAATCTGCAACGGGCTGAATTGCGGTTTGAATAGCGGTCCATGCGATCTGAATATCGGCCCACATCGTACTGGCGGTGTCTTTAATCGCGTTGAATGCACCGACCACCATGGGCCAAATGTCATTGTAGATTTGTGTGGCGACGGGCATGATTGCCGCCCAAATAGCGTCCCACGCCCACTGAATCGTGGACCAGAGTGCACTCACGCCCCAGCTAATGGCATCCCATGCCGTGGTGAGATACAGGGCGGCAACGTTGACGATCCAATCGACGACGGGGCGGATTATGTCGCTGATCCCTTGCCATGCTGCGACCATGCCGTTCCAGACGATCATTGCGCCCGCAGAAATTCCGTCCCAGGCGGCCTGAAGTGCGGGCCAGGCAGTATTTACTATCCAATCAACGACGGCCTGAATGACGGGCTGTATACCTTGCCACACGCTGACGATGCCGTTCCATACCCATTGGGCTCCGGCGACAATGCCGTCCCATGCCGCCTGGAGTGCGGGCCACGCGGTGCCGACTATCCAATCAATGACCGCCTGAATGACGGGTTGCATTCCTTGCCATACGGATACCATGACGCCCCACATCCACTGGGCGCCTGCCACGATTCCGTCCCAGGCGACTTGCATGAGAGGCCACACGTTAGCGGCGAACCAATCGGCCACGGCGCCGGCGGCCGTTTTGATTGCTTCCCAACAGGAAATGACAACATTCCTGAATGTTTCGGAGTTCTGCCATGCCACCGCAATGGCTGCGACCAATGCTGCGATAGCGATCACGACAAGGCCGATTGGGTTGGCATCCATTGCGGCGTTGAATGCCCACTGCGCCGCAGTCGAAGCGATTGTTGCCGTCTTGTGGAGGACCATCATTGCCGTGGCCCGCCCCCAAGCAACCGCCTGCATCGTGATCTGCGTTGTCGCACGCGCAATATTCGACAGGAATTCGCCGGCGTACATGAGGTTAAGCTGCGCAGTCTCAACAACATCTTTGACCTTCGCCACGGTCATTGCGTTAATGGCCGTGGTAACGCGGCCTGCAACGCCGGCTACGCCTTCCATGTCGTTCAGCCATTGCTGCATTGAGGACATGACCATGACGGCTTTCCATGCCGTAAACGCGGCCGCAATGCTATAAACCGCCACTTTACTATTGAGAATAGCGACGGTCAAGTTTTCCATGAATTGGACGAGACTGCTGTTCGCGATGGTGCTGAGAGCAGTAGCGATACCTGGGACGAGTGTCCCGACAATGAATTTGCCGAGCTCGACGAAACTATTGCGCACGTTGGTGATGTATGAGATGATTCCGGAGTCTTTGTCGAATCCGAAAATCGTCCCCGTGAAATCACCGGACAGAAGCAAATCTTTAAGATTCTTCAACGACGGGACGAGCGTCTTGTTGATCCATTCCCCCGCGGCGGCGGCAGCATCACGCATGCGGAAAAGAAAATCAACGAAACTCGAATCTTCCTCGAACGAGAAGATCGGACCAGTGAAATCACCCTTGCGGATAACGTTGAAAGCATTCGTAATACTAGGGATAAACGAGTTACTGACCCAGTTGAATACTTTCTCGAACCCTTTGCTCATGGCGTCAAGGGACGCGGTGATCCATGGGAGTGCTTTTTCGGCGATTTCCTGCGCCCCGGTCACAAGGGTCGCCTTGAAATTCCCCCAAGCGCCTTCCAGGGTTTTGGTGGACGTGGCAGCCTCAATGGCCACGTCTTCCATACCGAGGTCGAGGATTGCTTGGTTGAATTCCTCGGCGGTGATCTCGCCCTTTTCCATGGCTTCCCGGAAATTACCGGTGTAGGCGCCATTCTTTTTCATGGCTTCCTGCAGTTTACCGGACGCGCCAGGAATCGCGTCGGAAAGTTGGTTCCAGTTCTCGGTGGTGAGTTTTCCGGCGCCCGCGGTCTGTGTCATGACGAGGCCGACCGTTTTGAACGTCTGCGCGTTCCCGCCCGCAACGGCGTTCAGGTTACCGGCGGCCTCGGCGAGCTTATCGTAGCCTTTTACGCCGTTGGATGCGAGCTGTGCGGTGATTGACTGAATGTCGTCGAGCTCGTAAATTGTGCGGTCTGCGTAGGAGCGTGTGCTTTTTGTGAGCGCGTTGATTTCGTCCGCACTTTTGCCGGCGAATGCGAGTGTTTGTTTGAATTTGATTGTGGCGTCGGCAGCGTTGAATGCTTCTTTTGCGACGCCGCCGAATGCGACTGCAATGCCGCCGATGGCGAGTCCTCCGAGCGCAGCGCCGGCGACTTTCGCTACCGATTTGAACGCGCCACCCAAGCCGGATGTGATCTTTCTTTCAGCCGGACCGGTGTCGACATTGCCGATTTCGCTATTGATGCTTCGGGCGAGGCCTCGCACGGACGGCGTGATCTGAATCCAAGCGGTCCCGAGATCATATCCGGCCATTGATACCTCTCCGAAATCATGTGTAGCGAAAATGGTTCACGCCAATCAAATCACTTTTCGTGTTTGTCTTGGCGTGAACCATTTTACACTATCCGATAGAAACGCGGCTTAGCTGCCGTATCGGGCGAGCCACTTCTCACCCTTGGCCTTTTGTGCCTTAGCGTGCTTGCTTGACACCTTGGGGTTACCGGTTTCCCGATACCCTTCAGCCGGCGGTTTCGGCGCCTCAGGCCATTTGTCTTTCTTGACGCCATTGACGGCGAGCAACGTGGTCTGTACGTTGTGTGCTGACATTATTGTGGCGGCTACTTCATCGGACCAGTACCTGTCTCCGCCTCGCGCCCTATCGAATGTTGACCCTGGCGGAAGCCCACCAATGAGTGCCATTACCCGCCGTGGGGTTATTCTGCCTCGATATAGATCGAGAAGATCGGTACTGTAGTACCGCTGCAGATCAGCTTCTATCTCCCACCCATACTCACGGAGTAGCGGTGGGAGAATCGTCAGTTTCCCGCACCCACCTCGGACACGATCGACTGCATGAAATCGGTCACCGCGTCGATCGGAACACGCCCGTCCTCGTCCTCCAACGCGGCGTAAACCTCATCCTTGTGGTCGCCTACGATGAGGCGGAAAAGCGGGAACGGGTTACCGGCGTCGAGGGCCTCGAATGCGCGGAAATCCTCCAGCGCCTCCGGAGGAATGTCAAACTCAATTCCCTCATAGTCCACGTGGATAGGGTCGCGCGTGGCCTCGGCCTTGGCCAACCTGTCAGCAGGCGCCTTAGCTCCGGCGGCCTTTGCCTTGCTCTTCGCGGTCTTGTCAGACATAATGGGTTGTCCTCATGATTCTTTATAGGGTGGGTTGTGTTTGTTTTGGATCTTCCCCGCTATTCCGCGACAACCCATCCGAAACACGAAATAGCGGGGAAGAATTAATGTCAGGCCGGGAAGAGTGCCTTGTGGTCGGAGTAGATAATGTAGTCGCCCAGCACAGAGAGGTTGTACTCGTAGCCGGTGATCTCAGCCTGCTGGAAAGTGATCTCGCCACGTTCGCCGAGCTCAAGACGCGGGAAAACGATACGAATCTGCGCACCCACGCCAGACACGTCGAAAAAGTCGGCGACACCGCAGAGAAGCTTGACCTTGCGAGACGACTTGGCGGTGATTTTCACGCCCTTGGTGGCGCCGCCATCCTCAATCTTCTCACTGGTGGCGTCCAGATACCAAGAGAGCGGGGCAAGCTTGGTCTCCAGGAGAGTGGCGCTGAAAGTCGTCTCCGAGGAGTCAAGGAACGTCTTGACGACGCCATGACCCTGGTGGCCCTTAATCTTGGTGACAGAGTCGTCAGACGTAAGCTTGAATCCGTCCTCGCTAATCCACCCAACGTTGGTGAGACTGGTCACGCCGGAGAGGTCCTGAGTGAGTGACGTGATCTTCTTGTCGAAATCGACTTCATAGTCACCCAGCCAGAGCGCGTCGTTGTCGGACGAGAAAATGAGTGCATTGTCAGCGTTAACAGCCATTATATTATTTCACCTGTGTGCTGTGATTGTTAATGTTGCAGTCGCCCTCGCCTGAGACGTGTCCGGATCGGGCATTTCTATCGGATAGGATGATTGTACCATCACTATACCATCATGATAGTTCGGCATTGTGTGCGCCACATTCACGGCCTCGCACGCGATTTTCATCGCCTCACCCGACGACTGCGCATAGGCGTCAATCGTCTCCAACGCGGTACAGAGCGCTTTCTGCGTGACGCCGGTACCACCTGTTGAGAGGACTCGAATAAATGCGGCGGGACGATCGGAACTTTCAGGTCTACGAGCCACGATCGGCACACTCATGTGCGTGGACAGGAAGTCCATGAGCCGTTTCTTGATGTCCGGCACCGTGGGGGCGCGATCGTATGTGGGACTCATTTCCTACCTCCGCCCATTGTGAGGCCGATCGCACGCTCCAGCGTGTGCTCTCTCATCTGCCTGCGCATCGCTGCAATGGTGCGCGCCCTAACATATCCGCGGGTTCGATTTCCGTGCGTCGTCTCACCCTCGAACCCCCGCCCGGCAGCATTGGCTACGCGCCCCGTCTCCAATGCTACGGTCCGAGCCACGTCAGGGCCACGCAGAAGATCGGCGACACCGTCCCTATTGAGCTGAAATTTTACTTTCGGCATTATTCGCTCACCTTGTCTTCGTTGGCGCGAATCTGCACAACCATCCCCTTGGGATACGGGGAAGGGCGGCCTTCGACGCGGTATTCTATGCCGTCTACAATAAGATGATCTTCTGCGGTCACGTCGATTGTAGTATTCCGCCAATAAAGGGCGGCGGGTACGGTGACGGGCATTGCCCCAGCACTGATCGGCTCTGTGGACGTGGCCGGCGCAAATACCGCGGGCGGCAACGCGACATTTTCCCACCGCCCCGGCACGGGATTACCGTACTGATCTTTAGTAGCGGGGCCCCGCCTACGCCGCGTGACAGGCACATACCCTGAAAGCATTACGGTTCCTGCCCGCTAATCGCATTAATGTCGTCGATTAGCTGATCCGTAGCGGACCGCATATCATAATCCTGCAGGAGGTCTACCTCGAATGCGCCGCCAGAGCCTCCGAGGGCGTCTTTTTCCTCGCGTTTCAGGTAGAGGCCACCTTCAGGGTTCTGATACGTGAACTGGTCGGAGAATGGTCCTGTTGTGTGCGATTCTGACGCGATAATCCCGTGAGGCTCAGAGTAGATTCCGCCTCCGCTGTCTGTAACGCCACCGATAGCATCTCCGCCCTGCATTGCGCGACGCACCACGGCGCACGCTACACGCTTTCGCGTGCGAGGCGTGGCGGACTCCCAGCGGGGGCATTTCGACACAATGAGATCGGTTGCGTCAGCGAGAAGCACGTCGGCGCGAATACGCTCATTGTCCGAGAGCGCCCGCCACCGAGCCTCCAAATCTTCGACCGTAGCGAACGGAATAATGTCGTCAGGGATCACTTGACGGACTTTCTGGGGCGGCCTCGTCCCCGACGGGAGGCGGGGGGGCGGGGGGGGGGGGGGGGGGGGGGGG